ATGGATGCAAAGGAAACGAAAAGAAACGCGTACTTGTGCGAATCTTCTCAGAGTCTCGATAGTAATTTCTACCACCGACTTTAACACTCGCTATCTTACTAGCCAGCTCCTCAGCTGTCTGTGTGAGTTCTGACTTGCTGGCTTTACCATTGGCCAAATTGATCAGCTCTGCCAGTCTACGCGTCGTTGTCTCTTCATAGGTCGCTTGTGCTGACTTCACACCAGTCAGTTCATTTTTTGTCTGGATCAATGCTTCAACTTGCTTGGCAATCTCAGCTTCAGCCTGTGCCTGCTTCGGTCGAATATCGTTCGCGATAGTCTGTTTCAGGGCATCTATAGCGCCTGACAAAGTCGTCTGAGCGCTCGTAGCCTGAGACTTGAACGCTTCAAGTTTAGCGATAGAGTCCAACCCAATCCGCTTGGCTTCCTGTGCAAGCAGGGTACTTGCGCCAGCGTTTCTCAAGGCTTCTTCAGCCTTGCGTTTGGCTTCTTGTAGAGGGCCGTTGTTAAAACTGTTAAACCGCTGGTCAATATTGTCAGACAGTTCTTTCTTGACTTCTTCAGCTCTGGCTCTGGCCAGTTCAATACCGTCCGAAATTTCCTGTCTAAGCAATCCAGCCTTATGATCAAAGTCTAAGTCAGCATTTTGAAGAGCCTTTTCTAGGGCGATTTCTTGAGCTGATTCTGTCACTCCAAGAATTGCATCTGCTGCGCTAGATAAGCCACCAGAAGCCCTAGAACCACCAGTCCCTGCCTTGTCATCGAACGTCAGAGAGATGTACTCTTCTTTTAAGGCATCGAACTCATAAGCAATAGCTTTCTTGAGTGCATCGACATTATGCTTCCAGCTCTTGAGATTGACCGTATCCCCCATGTGAACAACTTGCCCATCAAGTTCATAGGCTTCAATTTTGATAGCATCAGAGACCTTGTCAATGCCTTGATTTGTAAATTTAGACTGTGCCCACTTCTGCAACTCTTCAACAGTTTTAGCATTGTTGTTCTCATACTCTTTTTCATTGATGTAAGGATAAGAGTTGATAAGAGGACTATCAACAGTCACTTTGATAGTCGTTTCCTTTTCAGCACCTTCAGGCTTAAAAGTCGACTTTGCGTGAATTCTTGTGACAACATTCTGACTGTTTTTTGTGCGTTGGTAGTCCTTCAGATTCTTGTGTGTCGTGATAACAACACCACGATTCTCACCACGACTCTTCTTGATAGTCATTGCAAAGTTATCACGAACCAGCTCGCCTTCCCATGTACCAACAATGCTGTGCTTACCGTCCAGCAATACAGAGTACAGAGTTTCTGTTTCAGTCGTGTTGAAGGTCCTACGATCCTGGATATCGCTGTTAAATGAAAAGTCCCCAAGAGCCGTTTTTGTGTTTTGAACCATGCGAGAAAGAGCCATTCCACAGCTCTGACTAGTCACACTCATTGGTGTGATAGATCGTTGCATCACATCATCTGAAATGTGATAGGCTGTGATTTCCAGATGGTCATTGTGCTCAACAGGTTTCTTGATGCGAAACAGCTGCGCTCCTAAAACGGGAGTCGGAGCCTTTATCAGCATATCTTCTTGGATGAGCTGATAGATACCTGAGTCAGAAATAGGATATTTCACAGTTAGGGTGAAATCGCCATTCATGGTTTCTTTCACAATAGCTGAAGTTGCTTCATGAAGTGGCTCCCCGTTCCATCGAACGGTTCTCACGTCTTTATTAAGTAAATAAAGCAATTATGCCCACCCCCAAATCGTTTCGATTTCAATCGATTGAATACCTGGGCCCAAAACAACCCCAACATTCCTAAGTTTCGCTGGATCAACTGTGATAAAATCCCCTGACCATTTCACTGCCTTCCCTGTTGTTGTTTTAAAGCTAGGATTGTCAGGATTATTGACCATCACAAGCGATTCTGAGAGCTTTTCAAGACGAATGACCTGACCAGCGATTGTAAACGAAGTCTCAACAGCGCTCTGACCAACGATTGTGATTTTAGGAAAAGCAAGTGCAGAACCTTGAACGGCCAAAGTCCCACTTCTTGTCAATCTCTGTGTATCAGTGGTTTTGAAGTATTTGGTAGGATGGCAAGTGAAGGTTGCTTGGGTCATGTAAAGATCAGGTTGCACTTCTTCAAGGTCGCTCACATTGACCTTATAGCACCAAAGACGAGTTGTTTTGACTCGCTCACTCTCTAGCCAGAACTTTTCACGGATAAACAGACTCATAAATTGGTTCATCTGTTCTTCAGTAGGTTTGACCAAGTAAATCGTATAAGATTTCTTGATCAGTTCCCTATGCTTGTTTGTCTGAACGATTGCTCCACTGATACCACCATGCTCCAAGAGAGCTGTCTTGCTCTCTCCCAGAGCAATTGAGGGAGAATCATGGACAATGACCTTAAAAGGAAAAGACGATGTTCTCACACCGTCAATCACAAGCTCATTATGCTTTATCATGCAAACCCTCCTCTCAATTGTGTCTTACGTTGCAATTCGTCAGCAATCCTCTGCGCTACCTCATCAGCAATCCGACTGATGTCAGCTTCTTCTCTGACAGTGTTACCAGTAATAGTAATGTTGATGGTCGGTGAAGTTCCACCCATAGTCTGAGCGATACCTCGACCGATGGCTCCAAGTGTTTTATCATTAAGTGGCAATACTGCTTCGTTCCCAGCTTCACCACCAACCATAAGGCTATTGCCATTCATTCCAAAAATGGTCGGTTTCGTCATGATACCGCCTTTGGCATACCATTCAATTCCAATACTTGGAACACCTTGACTCAACCAATCTAATGGATTGGCCGATCCGCTCACATGAAAGTGCGGTAGTGGGATGTGTGGCCAGCTGATACTGAAGTTAAACAATCCCTTGATAGCTTCAATAGCTGAAGATACAGCATCTTTTGCACCATTGATAGCTCCTGAAATAGTACTCTTGATACCTTCCCAAACACTTGATACTGTGCCAGATATACCATTTAACACATTTGAGACAGTATCCTTGATGCCGTTCCAGATGTTTGATACAGTTCCTGAAATACCATTGAGAACATTTGAAATGTAGCTCTGGATAGCTGAAAAAATGGTCTGGACAATGCTTTGGATAGCTTGCCATACAGTAGAGAATACCCCCTTAATAGTTTCCCAAGCGCCTGACCAATCACCATTGATGATCTGCATAACTGCTTGAATGATACCAAGGACAACGTTTATTGCAGTCTCAACAACGGTTTTGATGATTTCCCAAGCTGTTGTAATGACAAGTTGGATATTATCCCAACCAGCTTGAATGAGTGGGCCTAAAATTTCCAGAATTGTGCTTATAACTGTATAGATGGCATTCCAGACAGTATCAGCACTTGCTCGAATAAGTTCCTGGTTCTCCGTCCACCAAGCCACAACCGTCCCGAATATACTCATGATGAAATCAGAGATTTCTGAAACAACTGTATTGATAACGGCTAGTATAGCATTCCAGATAGTCGTGACCGCTTCTCTGAAGCCTTCGTTAGTTTCCCAAAGGTATTTCACAATTGCAACAATCGCTGTTATAGCCACCACTACTCCTGCAATAATCCCAATGATTGGTAATGCTGCTGCAATCATAGCTCCAAATGAGGACATAAACACAGCTTGTAGGGTTAAGAATATGGGGGATAAGGCTCCTACACTTGTCAAAACCACCCCTAAGATGACAATAAAATCTTTTACTGGATCAGGCAAGGAATTGAACAGCTCAGCCACACCTTTCACAATCGTTGCCAAGGTTTGGAAAATAGGGATCATCATTTCCAGAAGAGGTTGACCAATAGCAGATAATGCATTGGTCCCAGCTTGTTTCAGATTCCCCATCACGTTTTCTAGGCCGTCTGATTCTCTTGCAGCCTGTCCAAGAGCTCCTGAGAGTTTATTTCCGTCTTCGACCATCTGAAGCAATGTCAATTGCTTCTGCGCTTCGCTCAGGTCCTTGAATGACTTTCCGTACAATTTATTTGCAGCGGCATTCCTAGTTGTCTCTGTCGCAGAGATTCCAAGAGCGGCATCGTTAGCAAAGTTTCCCTTCAAAAAAGATTGTAAGCTCTCTGTCACGCTCTCAATAGATTTGTCATAGAAGGCTGCACCGTCTGCTGCTGCCCTAGTTGCACGAGAAGTAAGATCCAAAGCTTCTGCTGTATCCAATCCTGAAGTTTTGGCAAATGAAGCCATCTGAGTGAATGATCCTTGCAATCGCTCTGGGACAATATCCATTTCCTGACCAATAGCATTCAACGCTTCTCTTGCTTGGGTTTCCATATCTCCGAAAACGGTAGTAAATTGAGCATTACTAGCTTGCATTTGAGCAGCTGCTTCTAACGCTTCTTTTCCTACTTCCACTAGCTTTTCTGAAATAGCACTCAACTTCTCACTAAACTGTTGAAGTAGTTCTGCTCTTAAATTTCTTGAGATTTCACTTAAACTTTCTTGAGTGCTATCTGCAGCAGACTTTGTTCCCTTCATCTCATCATTGAGATGATTAAAAGCAGTCTTAGCCTGATTTAGCTCAGCTTCCATCTTGTTGGCTTGTGTGGAGTTCTCACCAAATTCTTTTTTAGTGATTTCCAATTGCTGTTCTAGATTTGAAATCTGTTTACTTACAATCTCAGACTGGGCACCAATCTTTTTCTGGGCAAGAGCATTTCTCTCAGCTTCGCTAGCATTTGAACCTAAAGCACTTTCTTGCAATTTGAAAGAGCTTGTCACCTTAGTCATCTCTGAAGCAAGTTGACTCTGCTCATTCTGCAATTCTTTCAGTTGAGTTTGGTTATTCTTGGTTGCATTCCCATTACCCTCAAGAGCCTGATTGACACTAGCTAGTTTTCCCTCGTATCCTTTTAGGATATTTTGAGTCACTTCTACTTCACGTTGGAAAGCACGATACTGATCAGCTCCAATATCACCATTTTTGAATTGCTGTTCCACCTGAGACTGAGCTTGTCTCAAGGTTTCCAGTTTCTCCTTGGTCGTCGAAACTTGCTTTTGTAAGACCTCTTGCTTCTGAGTCAGGAGCGTTACGTTCCCTGTATCAAACTTCAAGGCCTTGTCAATCTGTCTCAACTCCTGACTTGCATCAGTAGCAGCCTTATTGACATTTTTCAGCGCCTTTTGTAAGGGTTGCGTGTCGCCATCGATTTCAATTTTGATACCTTTGATATTTCCTGCCATATTTCCTCCTTTCATAAAAAATAGAAAAGCGCTGAGAGAATTTCTACCACTGATAATGCAATCAGACCAACGAACTTGGTCTCAGAATCGCTCTCTCAGCACTCATTTTTCTTTAAAAGCTATCAAAATCAGCTTGCGTGGCTTTCCGTTCGCCACCCTTATCCTCACTCCGTAAATTCACATAATCCGTCTGATAATCCAGAGCCATTCCGATTGAGATGTGCTTTAGATCATCGATAGACAGACCAGTTTCTTTACAACAGGACAGATAAGACTCTACTGTGAAGATTTCCTCGCTAGCTGATTCTGATTCATCTGGTGCTTTTTTGTCGTCATGCTCGCATTCAGCATTTCCATCAGCACAGGACCAACTTCCTGAATCGGAAAGACTTCCATTTCCATGAAGAATTGTTCATAAGGATTGATGTGAGGATTTGCAGATTTAGCAAAGATCCAAAAAAGACGGTTGAAAAAGGTCATATCAAACTCTTCTAGCATTGAAATGTCAATGTCAGTCGCTGTCAATTCTTTTTCAGCTTCCAGCTTGTTCAATTCATTCATGAATGATTGATTTTTCAACATTGAGAACAAATCTTGAAAATAATCTTTCCCAAATTGTTGCTTGTAGGCGATAGGAGTATAGCCATTTGTCCCTAGTTCATACTCCTGATCACCAACCAAAACGATTTTACGCATAGATTTTCTCCTTAAGCCACTACAGTAGGTTCATACACTTTCTTGAACCAGTTGTCATAAATTTCTTTATTATCAGCTGATGTGATAGAACGTTTAACAACTGAATCCAGAGGACGAGGACTTGCTTTAAAGCCAAGTTCACGCTCGTTGACGTTTGTACCATTTTTGGTTTTTGAGCCATTGCCTGGACGGCTCGCTGAACAGTAGTAAAGGACATGACGTGTTTTATTCTTGTCCCCTGAAAATTCGAACATCAAGGCAAATGATGTGAATTCTGCATCAGCTTTTTCAGTCAAAACACCCGTCTGAGCATCTTTGATTTCACCCAAAATCTTAGTCGCAAACATTTCAATAATGTGAGAGATTTTGAATTTCCCATCATACCCTTCGTTTGAGTTCATGAAGTGATAATCGATATCGTCTGCTTTGATTGGTGTTGATTCACCCTTTGGATCCAATGTCAATTCCATTGCTCCAGGAAAGCGGAAAATTTCATCGTAAGCAATCACTCCATCTGCACCAATTGATTTAATTGGCGCAACGTGAACATTTTTTAAACCATAGGTTACTTTATTTTCTTGAGTCATGTCATTCCTCCTTAGTATAGATAGACCGTATAAGACTTGACATAGAGTCTTTCAGTCTCGATAAATGTTTCTTCTTGAACATCGAAAAAGAGCTCGTGGGTTGTCCACAGCTCTTCCAGACGTTCTTCCAAATCTTCATCCTTCCGCTCAAAAGCTAGCTCTACTGTCACGCTCTTAATCTGATGATTAACCGTGTTATCAGCTGCATTGATGGCTGGACTCGATTCATAATAGACCAGGTAAGGTAGGTCAGGAGCGTTCCCAGTTTTAAACGCTCGATAGGTGACAGGCAGGTTTACCTGTTCCAAAATAGCAGCAAAGTCTGATAGCTTCATTTCCCAATCTCCTTGATACGCTTCTCAAAGTTCTGAATTGCTTTTTCTTCAGCTGGCTTGATGTGGACGATACCAGCGACACGACCACCATTTCTTGAAAGGTGCCCGTTTTCAAGTATGTGAGTAAGACTTGCAACTGCGTTGAACACAACAAAAGAGCCATTGGCCAACTTCTTCTTTTTCCAACTTCTACGATACTTTCCGTATCGTTTCGGACTTGTCTCTTTCAACTCATCCACAGTCTCATCAGCCACCTGCTCTGCAATCTTATCCACTTCTTCAGTAACCTCATCAGAGTAAGCTGCAAGCTCTTTCGCTATCAAATCAGCAAGGTCATTACTCATTTCAAGACCTCTGACAAAGTCAACTCTAAAATTTCAGAATCGATAGGATAGGTTTTTAAGATACGATATTGCTTGCCTTCAAATTTCGCAAACTCCTGATTCTCATACTCAAAATTTCGAATCTCAACGACCAAACTCGGTTTTAGACCTGCCTGATTTGCTTGATAAAATTCAGAGCGAGTGACCTTCTTTTTACGACACAACAGAGTAACTTCAACATCTTCAGAGATTGGTTGTAGTAACTTATCCTTACCTGTGACTTTTTTAGAGATCAGTTTGATTTCATGATTCCACATTCTTGACCTCTTTCTTTGATGCTATCTGTAAATTATGCAGTCGCCATTGAAGGTGACGTGGCATATCCACCCCACCCTCATAGCGATAAGCAGCATAGTCAACGATAAACATTTCATGGTCAGCACGCTCACCAACAAGCTCGATACCGAGGTTATCGGTCAATTCAGTGATGACACTTGAAATGATTTTTTTTAACGGCTTGTCTCTCAAGTCGGTTGAAATACCCAACTTAAGCTTCAGCAATTCTAAAAGCTGACCTTCGTTCATGTTTACTCCTCAACTTCCTTAGCAGGCTCTTCAGCTGTTTTCTCAGCTGTTTCTTCCTTCTCAACTGCGGGCTCTTCCTTAACTTCTTTTGTTTCAGGAGCTGGTTTCTTAGGCTCATCATCTCCCAAAACCTCAAGGAAGATAGAGCCAGCAGTGTTAGAACCAGTCAAAAGGCCATTGGTAAAGCTATCTGTGGGCTCATATCCTTCACGAGGAAAGATATCGCCAACAGCATAGTCATGTTTTTCAAGATCAGCCAAGTCCTTGAAAGGACGGATTACTTTATAGCTCATACGCTACCTCCTTAAGCTACAACATCAGTGTATGTTCCAAATACCCCAGCATCTTCATCAGTCTTCTTGATGTCAAAACGAAGATATGAAGCTAGATTCTTACCGAAGCGATGGTTATCTTCCCAATTCACACTCAATTGCATACGGTCAAACAATGTAAGGAAGTATTCAACATCTCCGATAAAGTACTTCATTTCCCCTTCTTGACCCAAAAGAGTGTCATCAACAGGGTAGATAGTTTTTCCAGAGAATGAATAGCCCGTTGGTGAAGTGATGTCAGGTTGAAGCATGTAGCGTCCGTCCTTGTCCTTAACTTTATCCAATGCGTTGAACATAGAGTCAGTAACAACAAGAGATTTTTTATAAACAGATGAAATCTTAGTATTCAAAATATCTTTAAGTCCATCATAACCGCTAGCATTTACAACTTTTGCAGTTTTCAGAACATCCGCAACAATTGCCAATTTTGTTTGTTCATCTTGGTCTTGAATGTCTGCTTGCATGATTCCAATAAGGTCATATTGTGCATCTTCAATCGCTTCACGAGAGATAGGAAGCTCACCACGATAAGTCTTGATTTTATAATCAACATCCGTGATTTTTGTTTTTCCTAATTCTGGATTTTCTTCAAGTTCACCAACCTCTGTCATCTTACGATTTGATTTCTTCATAACTGGATAAGTACCTGATCCACTTGTTACTTTCACAATATGGATTAGGTTAAGCAGCGGGTTCTGACGTTCAGGTGTTTTTTGTGGTTCCAAAACCTCTTTCGGAATGATCGCTCCTACATCTGTTGTTTTAACACCTGTGCGTTTTTGTCCACGAGAGCGGATGAATTCTAGTACTGCGTCACGTTGTTCCAATTTCTGTCCTCCACGTTTTTCTTGACTTGGGTAAGTCGGTGCTTTACGATTTAGTTCTTCAACTTGATTTTTCAAATCTTCGATTTCTTTTTCAAGTTGTTCTTTTTCTGCCAATTTATCATCCAATTCTTTTTGAATGTTTTCCAGGTTCTTTTCAACTGCTGAAACTTCTTCATCAGTTCCAGCTTGATCCAGTTTTTTCGCTTCAAGTTCAGAGCGTTTGTTCAATTCTTTGATTGATTCTTCAAGCTCTACCACTTTGTCTGCTTTGTTGCGCATACGAGCGCCTAAAATCAATGATTTGTGCATAGGTTAAATTTCTCCTTAATTTCTTTTTTGCGCTTATCCAGCGCTTCACGATTAGCACGCTGTTGACTTTCAAAGTCTTTCTGACGTGCAGCAATTTCCGTTTGCGGATAGGCTGGAAAAGTACATGGACTCACTTCAAAGATTTCTAATTCTAAGATAGTGTCCAGGTACGAACCATCTGCCTGCTCTTCCGTATTGATTTTGATTGGGATGAAACCAAAACTACATCCAATCACATCACCACGCTGAACACGAGCATAGGCCCCAACAGCTTGCGGATCATCCTTGTTGATGATGATATCGCCGTAAAGTCCGATTTCATCAACTCCCAAAATGACCGTTCCATTACCAGTCCGACCAAGCACCAAACTATCATCATGGTTGAATAATGCCCTGATGTCAGCTCCTTTGATGGCTTTTTCAACACCCTCACGCTTGATTACCTCAAAGTAGCCTGGCCATAATTCAGTAACTTCATCAAACTTGATAAAGTACCCACTCAAAATCAAATCACCAGTTTCACTTTCTTCTCGTGTTTGAAATTGAGTGGGCATATAAGCCTTACGTTTCTGCATCAGTATTTCCTCCTTCCTTATTTAATTTGCTCTGATTGCCTAGCTCGCCTTGTGGCAAATAGTTTTCAAGAACAATGATTTCATCCATTTCAGGATCAGGAGTCATTCCAACCCAATCACGCCACTCATTCCTACGCATAGCGGCATTACTAGTCATCTGCCTTGCGACAGTAGATAGCTCTGTAATGTCATAAGAGTAAAGCGATCGTGGGTTGAACTTGAAGTAACGATTACTTGAAATAAGTAAATCTCTTGTAAGAGTCTGTGTGATTGTTGTAGCAATACTCATGACTGTAGTATTTACAAAATTGTTGTATTCAACCTTGTCGAATTTTCCAACTCCCAAAATAAAAGCTGGAACTCCCAAAAGTCCAGCAACTGTTTTTTTGTCAATTTCAACAGATTCATTGATAGCGATATCTTTTAAACTTAATGGCTTGACCTGTTCGACACTCAACAAAGCATCAGGAATAATCCACGGCTCACCTGCCTGACTTGTTGTTAAGTATTTCTTGGCGACCTTGTCTCGCCCCTCTTGCGTGCCCAACTCTCCATTCGAAGAATCAACCTTAACAATCAGGCTAGGAACGTTCTTTCCATTCATAAATCCTTTTTTGATTTGAGTAGCAAGGTTTAAATTCCTAACAATATCCCTCAGAGCAAGCCTGTAGCCAGTCCCTATAAATGGATTATCTGGATCTGGGTTGATTACAAAGTGCACGATTTCGCTTGGGTTGTAGTCGATACCACGATAATTCACGATATAACCAACATCATCACTTTTGAAAGAAACTTCACTCATAGAGAATGGTCTCAGGTTCAAAATATAATCATTCACAGGATCATACTCAACATGAAGAACTGAGTTTCCGTCACCGAATAGCAACAGGTCACGCACAATCTTGAAAATCCAAGTTTTGCGAGTCATATTGTCGCATGGGTTTACATCAATCTTTCGAGCCAGTCCGTCTTTTATTCGGATATCGCCTTTGTCGTTATTCTCCATCAAATGAATGGTCATATTTGATACCATGTCAGCAATCTTATTGACCGCAGCAATCACATCAGGATTTCGAGCCAAAGGCACATAGCTATCACCGTCAATATAAAGCCCCAAATCTGAATGAGTGATAACATTCGTTCCACTTCGACTCTTACCACGTTTCAAAAACCTATCTAAAAGCCCCATCTTTACTCACCTCCTTTCTAGCGAAAATTATTTTGAAAAAGTGAATCAAAGTGTTTGTTTCTTACTATATTCTGACTGACATCAACTATTTGTTTATCCCAGTTAACTGTTTCAGCCCTCAAATCTTTCGTATAGCTTTGACGAACGATTACTTCTTCACCGTTTAAAATTACTTTAACTCGCCCTTTATTAATTAGCACATTAATTTCATGTTCTGATAAAACTATTTCATTCATAAGTCACCTAATCAAAGAAGCTCATGACATTCTGATTCTTACCAAGATTAGCAAGAGCCTGAATACAAGCAAAAACGCTGGCATCGAACAAGTCAATTCTTGCAGTACCACCGTCACCGTCTAATTTCTCATATTGCACAGCATCATCCACCTTTTCAATCGCTCTAACATTGCTCACACAGTATTCGTAAGCATCAGAATGAAGATAGTAAAACTCTTTATTCTTAACTTTGAACTCAATCCGTCTGAATCCCTCTGATTTCAGATAAAAAAGCTGAGGTTGGTCAATCATCTTGAACCGAGCTTGTTTCATCTTCGTCAGAAACTCACGGCCAAACTTCCTATCCATTCCGACAGCAGCAATCTTGAACCCTTTCTCTCTCATCTTGATAAACCATTTGACAATATCATCATAGAGAACGGTCGGAGTATTGCTCATAGTTAGCCAGCCATCAGACTGCCACCCAAAGAGTGGAATCCCGTCATCGTTGGCTTTCTTCTGAGCATTGACACGAGGGAAGAAAGCGTGTGTGATGCAGATATCAACATCTTTCTCGCCATCGTGATAGACACCATAAAGGGCGGCTGCGGTCAAGTCATGCAACCTTGATAAGTCGGCTCCACCATACCACTGAATAGGCAAGCGTGCCAATTCTTCCAAAGTCCAATCGTAACAACTGTCTGAAGCAATAAATTCATCAGGATTGAAATAAGCGTTCATTGAGTTTGTAAAGACATTCAAAGTCTTGTTGAAGAACTCATTCCTAGTCTGTGGATCATTCATAGCCTGCTCAGCTTCCGCTCTCAAAGCAGGCATGGACACCGTGACACCCCAAGACGGATTTGCCATCTTCAAAACATTATCATCAAGATAGTCACCAACATCGCCATCCGTTGTCTGATTGGCTTTACAAATAAAGATAAATAAAGCCTCATCCTGTACCAACTGCTTGAGCACTTTCTGACAGTATTTCAAGCGGTTAGCAAGAAATCCAGTAGGAATATCACCAGCCGTAGAGATAACAAAAAGCATACTATTTCGGTATGCTGACATTGTTTTCTTCATAAGACCATACTTCTTACTATTCCTCATCGTGTGAGCTTCATCGATGACCGTGACATTGCCATTGAGAGAGTCCAAACGGCTCTCATCGTTGGCCAAGGCCTGAATATAGAATGACCCATCATCTCCAAAATTAGCTGTGATAGAGTGTTCTTGGTTATTGTCCTTGATACGGATAGATTTCTCATTCCATCGTTCCACGTTGAACTTGATGAAATTAAAGGCTTCCAGCGCTTGCTTGACAGAATTGGCCACGATATAGCATTTTGAACCACTATCGGCATCCAAAATCTGATAAAGCAAAGCAATAGCAGCAGTAAAGCTGGTCTTGCCGTTTTTCCGTGCCAGCATTATCAAGGCTTCTTTGAACCTACGCTCGTTCGTACCAGCGTGATAGAACCCAAAGAGATTGACAACCGTGAAATGTTGCCACGGTTGCAAAATCAAAGGCTTGTTACGGATAGACATGGCAAACATGTCATCTCCTTGCTGATGAACAATTGAGTTCTCAATGAAGTGAACGGCAAAATCCACTATATCCTCATCAAGTTCATATGCTGGATTTTCCAAATCCCTCAAAAAGCGTTCAGCAGCCAAAATCCGTTCTTCGTTATGTTCCTCTTGATAGCTCAGGACATAATCAACATAGGCTTTAGCTTTTCCAAGATTGGTTGTAGCGTGGCGAAAATCGGCAAAACGTTTTTCAAAGTCTTTATCCATCTTTCACTCGCTTCTTTTTCAGTTCATTCTTAAACTTCAGGACCTCAGTAAGAACTGAATCACCTTCTTGTTCTACTACCTCACCGAGCGACTTAGGATTCATCATCAACTGATTAGAGTAGCTGAGGATGTCTTTCCTCAAAATTTCCATCGCTGTCAAGATTGGAACTTTGCGCTCATTCTCAGCACCAGCCTTATTGACGTAGGTGTCTGTTACTGGATAACCCATGTCAGCATAATCTTGAGCAAGTTTCTGATACTGATATAGCATTCCTGCAAAAATATCAATGATCATTTCGAACTCTTTACGATAAGTGCCCAAGTCTTTCATCTGCTTGACTACTTTTGACTTAATCGACTTTGCTGTAATTGGTTTAGCCAAAAACTACCTCCTTTCGTCAAAATCGCTTACTTTTTACCCCCTTTTTGTTTGAAGGCCCCCGACTTGGAAAAAGTTCCCTTCACCGGTTCCCAGAGGCTTCGAAAAAATTTTTTTGAAGTGGGGGGATAAAAAATTTTTTTTCATTTTTCATTTTTGTTTTTGAAAAAATTTAAAAATTCTTTTTTTCTTTTCTTCTGCCAATAAATTCCATTTCCGATTATCTTATCGTTGTTGCGGTCATGGAACGTATTATGTTTGCGGTTGGTCAGTGGCAAACAATTCCAAGATACATACTCAAGTTCTGGATACTCAGATACTGGGTAAATATGATGAACCATTTCAGCTGGAACTGACTGCCCATATCTTAGACTTTCTTGGCAAAGATAATCGTGTTGTCTCATGACCTTGTCACGGAACTTGTACCACTTCCTTGTCTTCAAGCTTTGTCTGACTGGTTTGTTGTACATGATATATACTCCTTTGCAAAACAAAAGGACAGGCTCTTGGCCTATCCCATCTCATACAAGAAATCTATGCTATCATAATAAACCTTTTTTTGTGAGACTTCAAGATGTCTTTTGTCTCATTTTGGTTTATATCCTACAAAGTTTTTACTTAGTTCAGGATTCTCAAAGATATTTCCAATAATTTTAGCAGTAGCTAAGATATTTGTTTCAAATGGTGCAATACAATCTGGATCCATAACATTCAAACATTCGAAATAGAATCCGCTCCCATAAAATAATTTTTGCCCTTCGTAATAACGATATAGGCCGAAACGAACAATGGCTTTTATTTGTTTGATTTGAAGAATGTCTCCTTCAAATATTTCTTTTTTATTTTGGTCGAATGTGTGTGTTGATTGTGTAATATATTTAAAGTCTTCGAAGTGGTACCAACCAATACCTTCTTCGTAAACTACTGGACACGTCCAATTCTTGTCATTTGGATCACAATTCCCTACCATGACTTTGTAAATCATTTTTTCTTTTTTATGATTCCAGACTCTAAATTTTGGGTACATTTCTTTTGCCTCCTTGTATCTGTGATTAGTGTATTTTTACCCCTCACTTTCACATATCTTATATTTTGTTAAACTCACTCTAAATCTCAAACCCTTACTAATCATAGGTTTCAGAGAGTTTCATTTTTTCAGTTTATGCTTAACTCATTATGTGAAAGTAATATCTAAAAAAATTAAATGACAAAGTTCCGTAAAGCATCATCAAGCTCTGCTTGTTCTATCCCTATGTATCTCAGGGTAATTGCAGGTGATGAGTGATTGAACATTTTTTGTAATGTTCCTACGTCCTTTGTCTTGTTGTAATATTTATAGCCAAATGTTTTTCGCATTGTGTGAGTGCCGACATTATCAATGCCTAGTTCTTCAGCTGCTTCATGTATGATTTGATAGGCTCGCTCACGAGTGATTGCTTTATTCTGACCTTGCCTACTCTTGAATAAGAAATGATGAAATGGTTTGTCCTCGACATATCTCCTCATTTCTTTCTTGAGCTCTTTTGTCATCCGTCTTGTTATCTGCTTGCCAGTCTTCCGTTCTCTCAGTTTGATGTGCCAGCCTTGAACATCTTTAACTTTCAATGTAAGTATATCTCCGACTCGCAAACCAGTATTCAGGCCTGTAATGAATAGCATATAATACATCTCATTCCACTCCCTGAGATAATCTTTCATTGCCTGAATGTCGTCATTATCTTTTATCGGTGATACAAATTCCATATTCTACCTCCTTTCCCAAAACAAAAAGCCAGCATTTGCTGACTCTTGACGATACTTCTGTTGGACAACTTTTCTGACTAGAATTAAGGATGACTCCTAAAGTGTGATGTGTGTTTTTGTTTCAGAAGTTCATGCTATCATAATAACCCTTTTTTTGTGAGACTTCAAGATGTCTTTTGTCTCATGTTTATTTATAGCTCACCTTTCAAAATAGCGTACTGCTCTAGGATAATCCTTCTACGTCGATAGATTGTAGCTTTGCTCATGAATTTCTGTTCTGCTATTTCTTCCCATCTCAGTTGAGGATATCTCCAGCGCAGATTAAAGATTTCCTTATCCTCATCAACTAGATTGATCAGGAGTTTGTTAATAATAGCTTTGAACCCTTCGAGAAATTTTAAGGTTGGATCATCCGCTATTCTGATTGCAATGGTTTCGGTAGGTTTGCTTATTCCTACGCTGGGCCCACTTTGAGCATCTGGATTTCGAGTTTCTAGTTCTAGCCTTCTCAAATCTATTGTACGTTGAACGTTTTGAAATTTGAAAAGTTCTCTGTCTAATGTTTTGAGGTCTTCGTCGCTCAATTTCTTCAAATCCTACCTCCTCGAAATCTTCGTGTTTGTTTCCATTTGATAATCTTACCATCGTTATTATTATTAAAATAATCTGGCAATCTTGCTGTTGGACTTTCTTTATAGACCACTTTTTCAACGACCTGGACTCCAGGCTTCATTTCATCATCTATCCATCCAACTAACCAAGCAGGATTCACGTCATATGTTTTAGCAATCATTTCAATTTGCTTAATGGACGGATATCCACCTCGCTCGTACAAATGAATTGTGTTTTGGGAGACACCTGTATCTCTGGCCATATCTTTGACAGAGATACATAGGTCCTCTCTAAGTTCTTTCAATCTTAGCTTCATCTTGCTCTCCATTTCCTAGTATTAGCCTTTATGAACTCAGCCTGCTCTTGCATCTGATTCCATTCGTAATCCATGATAATTTCAAGTTGATTATTACAAAGGGTTTTTAAGAAATCATTTTGAGCTTCTAGTTTCTCAATATCCTTATAGGCCCTTTCATACAGTTCATCTTCCAGAAATCTAATGCGCTCTGCCATTGCTTCCTGAATGATGATGTATGTTGGTTTCTTGTACTTTGTCATTACAATCTTACCTCATCTCCAACTTTAAGAGATTCATAGTTTGTTTGAGTAACTACGAATATTCCGTAATTTTGCAATGTAACAGTGTACATGTCGCCAATCTTCTCTTTTTGTAAGACTCTACCTTTGATTTCGGCGCCTTGATTATCTGCTTTATAGATAATCATCGGGCGCTTTTCTTCTAGTTTTTTAATGTGGATACTCTGCCAAATATTCAATCCAGCAGACAATAATATCCAGATTGCGATAAAACGTTTCATTCTGTGACCTCTCTTTCATCTCTTACTTTTTGCAAATAATATTTATATATTTCATTGTTGGTATGTTCATTTACTAACTTTTCAAGTGCTTTATTGACCACTTCTGATATGCTTCTATAACCACCATATTCTTTTAAGGCTTCGACATGGTCATACATATCTTTGGTAAGCGTTGTTTGTACCTTTCTAGCCATCACTCTACCTCCTCATTTTTTATTGATTCATACGCTCTTTTATAAGCATCCAAATATAGAAATACTATTTCAGACACTTTTTTACCAGCGAATTCAAGAGTCTCATAGTATTCTGAATCTTGTTCACTCAGGAATTCTCGAACAGTATCAGTAATGTGTTTGAATCCATACCAATCATCGAAATATTCAAATAGTTCATCAAAATAATATCGATCATTTTCGTCTAAGTCTTCATATCGCTTATTATCAAAGAAATACTCAAGAATAATTTTTTTAGCTTCCTCTTCATCATAAACAAAAAGATTACGACTAGATGCTTTGATTTTTTCGATAAAATATCCAGGGTTATTTGTAAAATCCTTATAGAAATCTTCCCAGTTACCCATATTGTTAAAATTTACTGCAACCAGCTCTCCAAAATCCCCTGTGATAGCTAATGATGAATTTTTCTTATCGAAAATATATCTTAGATTATACATTAGATTATATTCTGGATTATGATAATCAATGATTGTAATATCATCTAATTCGATTTTTTTAGCAATGTGCTTGTTGAAATAGTGTGCAAATGATTCCATCACTCCACCTCCTCCACTTCAAATAGTGGACTATTAAACACTTCACCAAAACCAGAATATTCCAGTTCATTTCGTGTAAATTTTTCGTTGTTTTTCCCATTGTTAAAAAAGTGGAATCCAGTTTCTGTTTGATTTAGATAATCATCTGTATTTTTTAACTTGACTTTGTATTTTGGCTCTTTCTCGGCCTCATAGTCAGTCAACCACGCTCGAGCGAAAAGTTCTTGGTTGTTTTTGTCATTAAGCCATTTCTTCACTAATTCGCTTTTTTTAGCGTAGAGATGGATTGTGTTACTATCTAGTGCATCACGCAAACTAAAATTTTTTAAAAGTTGGCATTCGAAAATCCAGTCATCCATAAAATTAGGTAGAAGCACTTTATTCAATTCTTGCCGAATCTTATCAGCATCTTTCAATTGATTGCCAACCCATTCTCCATCAAATTTACCTTGCTCGTAGCCTTCACGATATTTCATTGAACCGTATTCGTCCCCTAATTCTTTTAGAATGTCATTAAGCCATCTGGTTTGAGTTGTTGGATCAAACCATCTAATTCGACGAACGACATCTTTTAACTTGAACGGCAACGGTTCTGGTTCGTCTAAAGACCGTAAGTCTTTTAAAACCAAATCAACCGAGGTCAATTTCTTCTTGTTAGCTTTAAATTTTTCGTATCGCTCAATTAGTCCCTGAATGTTCATTAAAATTCCTCACTTTCAATTTTTCTGATATCAACAACCTCTTCAAGATATTCCTTTGAACACCAATCGTATTCAACGCATTGTCTAATAAATCTTTTTTTATAAAAACAATGCTCTATGTATGCGATTGGAAATAGTAAAGCAATGAAAGGTGAACAAATGATTAAAAATAAATAAATAGCACTTCCACAAACTTTTGACTCTGCAATATATTCATAAAAATCTACTAAATTTTTTATTCTTTTAAAATGCCTGATAAAAATAATATAGTTTTTTCTTTTCATCCTTCACAACTCCCTAAAACGGCAATCCATCATCTGGAATATCCATCGGATCACTAGCTCCGAAAGTTGGTGGCATCTGATTTTCCATGCTTGACTGGTTCGCAGTATTATCTTTCTTCTCAAGCGTTTGAAAACTTTCAGCCACAACTTCCGTCACATAGACACGTTGTCCTTGCTGATTATCATAGCTACGAGTCTGGATGCGGCCTGTGATTCCTACCAGGTTCCCTTTTTTGCACCAGTTTGCGAAATTTTCAGCTTGCTGGCGCCACATGATGCAATTGATAAAATCAGCTTCACGATCACCTGCCTGATTCTTAAAATTGCGATTCACTGCCAAACTGAAAGTCGCAACTGCAACATTTGATGGTGTGTATCGCAACTCAGGGTCACGAGTCAAGCGACCTACTAACGTAACATTATTGATCATCTTTCTTTTCCTTTCCTGTCACACATTCAACAACTGAGTAACCGATAAAAAAGCACAGAAAAGTTATTCCAAATTCTTTAATAAATTCAATCATTTTCTTCCCCTCCTTCATTTTCTAAAACGGCATCCTGTATAAAAGTATTGCCAATTCCATAGTGTTTGTATTCCTCGGCTGTCACTTCAAATGTTTCTTCAACGTGCTTATTTCCTACTTGTCCTGAAACGACTAGGATATATCTTCTTTTGGTTCTGGTTGGTACCAGTACCGAGCTTTTTCCTGTCATGACAGGAATGAATGTTGTGTGAGGTTCATCAATGTACTTATCTACCACCGTCCCACTCGAAATCTGGTGACATGCTACGAGGAAGGATGCGAATAAAACAACACATAGGATTTTAAAATATCTCATTCTAAATCCTCACAAAAAAAAACTAGCTAGCCACAGAATAAATGCAAAATATATAATCTTTGAAATTGCCTGGGTAAGTTTTTTTGAAATTTCTTCATCACTATAGATTGTTGGATTTATGAAGCTTAGTAAAGCATCTACTCCCAAAGCTTGCCAAAACGAAATCTTTCCGACAGGGAGGATTGTCGTTACAATCTCATTCCAACCAAATTGAACAACAAACGGTGAGATAATTGTTACGAGTAATACACCAATAATAATTCCTAGTTTTTTCATTTTATAAATCCTCCTCTTTAACAAACACCCCATCAATCATCTTACCTTTGCGGTCCTTGATAACTTCATAAGCTTCTTCTAAGCAACTTTCAGCTGTAGTGCCATTGCAAAACGAAACCGTACTAACCACGCTATCAAGAAACATCAAATCCGATTTGATTAAAGGAATCTGTGTTTCATTGTGACAGACATGAGCATATAGCTTCTGAGCGATATTGCCCAAACTGGAAACCATCAACAGCAATTCAAGTTCCTGTTGATTGGCTGAAATCTGAGCCTCATTCTTAATCTGTTGTTCAAATCCAATCAATACTACCTGGATGTCTCCGAGTGCATCGTAAATCAGTTCAGATTTATCCTTTGCGATACCCTCAAACAATTCTCCTGATTCTTCCATCAACTTCAAGAACTGCTTAACTGGATTTGCTTCATGTAAATTTCTGTCAACAAACCACTGTTGAACCTTTTCTTCCAAATTCATTTTTGTATTCATCTTATTTTCCCTCCGTTTTCTTCGTAATCAAGTAGTAGCAATCAACTGCTCCGTAGTCAATCCTGATGTTTTCTCCACTCATGCTTTTACGAAAGCGTGGATGACTGATTGCTGAGTAACTAGCTTGATGTTTCTTTAATTCATTGATTGCGCTATGTATGTGGCTGAAACTCCCAATGAGCATCTTGCGGTAACCGTTGTAAATGAAGTATAGATTTATCATCCCTCCACCTCCACTGGATAGAAATTTCCAAAGGATACTCTCAGCGCCTTGCCCACCTGCAATGCAACCGCACGAGAAATAAAACGCATAGCTTTCCGCTCGTCTGAATACGAAACATCAATGCCAGTCACACCGATTGCCACAGACATCAAGAACGGTTTATCTTCTCTTGCCCCATGTTTTAAGATAAACATCAGCCGCCTCCATTTTCAAGCCTTTCAAGTAGTTCACGTTTACGCTCTTCGAGTTCCTTCTTAGTCTCATCACTGGTATTGTTGACATAGTTAGGCTGTGACCATTCAGGAACATTTGATTTCTGATTACCTGGACGTTTGCTGATTTTACTTTCTTTGTACGCTCTCTCACGTTCATCGACTGCTGCAATCGTCAAAACTCCATCATTCTTCCAATTCGTCAAAATCGCTCTGATATAACTGAAATTTCTTTTACCATTGTCAGCAGCAAGACCAATTGCTTTCAGAACAACTTTCGCTTCCATTCCATCCAAAGTGATGAACTCTTTTAAGATTTCAAATTGAGTTCCATCCAACGGAGCAATACGAGATTGATATTCTTCGACGATGAGTGAGACTGGATTTTCATCTACATCTTTCTCTATCTCTGTATCTATATCTTTCTCTATATCTATATCTCCGTTGCAAGTTGTTGCAATGGTGTTGCAATGCAACCCCCTCAACTCTCTATGTTTGCGACTTCTACGAGTGCTCGCCGTTTCGCTCCCAACCATCTCAGGAACCTGTTCTAAGAAATAATCTCTATCATTTCTTCTAGTCAGCAAGCCCTTACTCTCCAAGAAAATCAAAGTGATTTTAATATCTTCAACATTCTCATCGATGACAAGAGCGATTTCTTCAGCTAGATTGTCAGCAAGTCCATCATAGTAGATGTGCCCACCATCTTCTAGGCTAATCAACATCATTTTGAGATAGATGATAGTATGCGTATCGCCACCTGCAATCTTACGAAGTAGTTTCATTTCTTTAGACTTGAAAAAATCCTGAGCTAGTTGAATCCAGTAGTATCGCTTGTTTTTAACTACCATTGATACCCTCCGTTTTAATCCACAAATGTTTCTTTTCGTGTCACGGGATCAATATCCACAAGGCGACCTGTTTTAAAGTCGATAAACCCTTTTTCAACTTGTGGCGCTTGAAATTGAATCTTCTTTTTCTGTCTCATTGCCATTTTAAGCTTGATATTCATCATCAGCGATTCAATCAAGACTACTGATACTAATGTGCCTACTGCGATAATTTGTAAATTGTTCATGTTTTTTATCCTCTTTTTGTGCTATAATATAGTCAAATAATTTTGCTAAGACCTTGTCCAGAAGCCTTTTAGTAAAGTTATTATATTTGATTAGAGAGCCATTCCTTGATGGCTCTTTTTGACCATTTCTTACCAGGTAATTCCTTTGGAAATCCCTTTAAGTAACGATAATTATCTGAAAATGTGGCATACTTAATTCCTAGAAAATCACAGGTAGTGTTCACATCCATCAACTCTGGATAGTGATCACTATCTTTTTCTATTTCGACTAGCCTTGTGATTGTGTCCTTGATAATGGACTTAATCCATTCAGATAGTGAAAGTAGAACATTGTCCATCTTCTTCCCCTCCTACCCTTCGTCAAATGAGTTCAATTTCATGATTTTCATCTTGGTATTGGTGCTTGGCTCCCAAGTCATCCAATAGGCCAAGGCTGCATCTGCGAATTTTTTCGGTAGCAAGTCATAGCGACTAATGTTGAAGTGGTCTTTAAAGTCAATCTCAGCTTGTCTAAATACTGACTGAGCGAAGACTTTGTCAGCATAAGCTGGACTATCAATACCACCTAAGCAAGCCACGACCCTAGCCTTACGCTTCTTCAGGAGCGATTGAGCATAGCTTGGATGAATTGGCTGTTCGTTTTTTAGATAGTCGATATCTTCAATCATGCTAGCCTGTTGCTCACGCAATTTCTTCTGGCCAGTGAATAGAGCGATAAAAGCATCCTCGTCCAAGTCCTCACGGATAAATCCGCCCTGCTTGCGAATAGCTGGCAAGACCTCTGATGTCACCCAGCGCTTGAATTCCTTAGCCTGAGGCAACTTGCTGGATAAGATAAGAGAGTAGAGACCAGATTCATTAATGATGATAGTTTCTTGAACCCTTCCTAAATTATCTGTGAGGCCCTGTTTTAGGGCGTCATCTTCATCAACATGAAGAGCAATCGCATTTCTAGCCTTGCTATATCCTAGGATGTCTGCAACATCTTTCCCAACGAACCAAGGCTCGTCATCAATTATCAAAGTACGGACTTCCTGTCCGTGAAAATTAAAAATTTCGTTCATAATATTCCTTTCTAAATTTGGTATAATGAAAATAAAACGATTGGAGAAATCTTATGGAAGTATCTACTGTTGATTATTATTTCAGTGTGATTTCAAAAACTTTAACGATTCAAATTCCTCAATCTTGTCCTTTGTGTGGAATCGGAAACAATCCAACCACCAACGAAGTAGGAAGATTAGAAATCCAAGAAGGTTACGTTTTTACTCTGCACCATCGTTGTCCAGCTTGTAAGAAATACCATATGACGAATCAAGAGTATTTAAACCAAGATGACAAAACAACTATGATCCTTGTTTATCCCAATAAAGTTGTTATCGATATAGACGATCTTTTCATTGAACATGCTCCTAGATTTGTAGAGTTTTACAGTGAAGCGGTTGAGGCCGAAAAGATGGGATTGGAAAACATTGCAGGAACAGGATATCGCTCTGCTATCGAATGCTTAATTAAAGATTACGCCTTGGCTTTTGAATTAGACGATAAAGAATATTTATCTGATCCAAAATTAACTTTTAACAATGCCATTGATAGGTATGTAAAAAATGATGACCTCTTAAAAGGTGCTCTTCATTTTATCCGAACAGTCGGTAATGGCTATACCCATTGGAACAAGAGTACCAGTATTTCATTACCTCAACTTAAAAATTATGTAGATATTATCATCCAGATTTTCAAATCTAAATTTATGATGAAGTTTCTTCCAAATGTTTAATTCCTAAACGCATTTCAATTTCTGAGATGCGTTTTTCTTGTTCTGCAACTTTTTTATATAATTCTTCAACAGAGTAAGCTATAATTTTTTCCATCTTCCCCTCCTAATCCTCAAATTTCTCCCATGACTCGTTGATTCGCAACTTCTTGTTAATACGAAGCTTCAAATCATCACTTCCTTTACCATCTTTAAAAAGCTGTGTGATGGCTGATGGACTAACTCCAACTACAATAGCTAGGTCCGTCTGCGACCATCCACGTTTTTCAATTCGCTCCTTTACGAGCTCATTCCACTTACGATGTTGTTGGCTCATGTGACCTCCTCCTTTTAATTAGTTAAGTTAAAGAGTTAGTAAATTATTTTATAAAATGCTTGACAGTTTTTAGCGTATCTGCTAAAATGAAAGCATAATTAAAAACCTTGATAAAACATTATATCTATCAACTCATTTTGCTCGCCAAAGCTATTTATTTTTAGATAAGTTTTAACTTCGTTTTTTACTAACTCATTAACTTACAAAAACTATTTTAGCGTAAACGCGAAATAATGTCAACTGATTTTCGTGTATTTTGTAAAATATTTTTTGTCATGTCTTAGAAAGGCTGATAAATCAATGTTTTCTACTTTTGAAATCGTAAAAGATTTATGTGAAAAACAAGGGATTTCGCTAAATACTTTAGAAGATAAGCTAAAGCTAGGAAAGAATTCTTTGTATGGGTTGAAAAGAAATCAACCGTCTGCTGAACGGCTGCAACAAATAGCCGACTACTTCAACGTGTCCACTGACTATTTGCTTGGTCGTACTGATAACCCTACTATTGCTGGAGATTCCAAAGAGTACATATGGAAAGGTAAGACTCTGAATGTAGAAGAAATGGCGTCTAACGTCATGATGTTCGGTGGTCGTGAATTAACAGATGAAAAGAAGAAAATCATCCAGTCTATCATTGAAGGTTATCTCAAAGAAGCTGGTGATTAGAGGTACTGCTTAGTGACCGAAAAAGAAATTATAAGTCATTTTCAGGTTCGCATTGTCGATTTTGACGGCGAGCTAATACCTGATGAACTTGGATTTTACGAAAAAGAAACCAATACAGCTTTCTTGTCTAATAAACTCAGCAAAAAAGAGAGGGTTAAGGTCCTACTGCATGAACTCGGACACAAAGACCACACACGCTCAGAGTACCAGAACGCTCGCCTACGCTGTAAAAACGAAGCTGATAGGAATATGATCCATCATCTCGTAAAAGATGCACTAGAAAGCTTAGATGACCCCACAGAGTTTGATTACCTCAAATTCATGTCCTACTATGATCTAAAAACTATGACTAATGAAGTCATGGTAAAAGAGGAATATCAGACTTTAATTGGTTAAATATGTTTATAAACTGCTGAAGCAGAAAAAGAAAGGAACTACTTATGGCATTGTTTGGTAAAAAGCAAGATGAAAGTTTAGAGGTTGAACTCTTCACAGAGGAACCGAATGAGCGAGTTTTTGAGTTTAAGAAATCAAAAACTGTTGTAAGAATCGATGATTATTTTATCAGGATTGCAAGAAAGTCAAATGTATCTAATGTTCTTCTTCATGGTCTTGATGGCGAAAAGTCAATCCTCCTCTCTGAGATTACAGCATACCAATTGAAAGAACCTGGCTCAACTGTTGGCTATCTTCAACTTGTTTACCCTGGTTCTTCTGATACAAAAGGTGGTGTGTTTGATGCCGTAAAAGATGAAAACACAGTAACCTTTATCAAAGATGAAAAAGCATCTATTTTGGAATTAAAGAAAGCTATAGAGAAAGCTTTAAAAGATAAAGTCAAGAAATAACAAAAAAGCCCCACAATCGCCCTCGCCAAAGTTTGATTGTGAAGCTAACCCTTATAAAAAATCAGCCATTAAAAAGGCCTCTTTTCTATACCCTATTTTACACCATGAAAGGGGTGATGTCAATATTCTCAATGTTTAGACCTTGTCCAGAAGCCGATAAACAAGGAGAATACAATGAAATATAATAAAACAAAATACCCAAATATCTATTACTATGAGACTGCCAAAGGCAAGCTATATTATATCAGGCGCTCTTTCTATTTTCATGGTAAAAAGAAAGAGATTACTAAAAGTGGTCTCACAACCCTTCCACAAGCTCGTGCAGCCTTGACAGAGATTGAGCAACAAATCCAAGACCAAGAATTAGGTATCAATACGAATCTAACTCTTGATCAGTATTGGGATATCTATTCTGAAAAGAGATTGTCAACAGGGCGCTGGAATGACACTTCCTACTACCTCAATGACAATCTCTATAAGAACCATATCAAGCCAAAGTTTGGTTCTGCCATGCTTAAAAATTTGGATAGAAATGAGTATGAACTCTTTATCGCTGACAAGTTGCAAAACCATACAAGATACACTGTTCAAACCCTCAATTCCAGCTTCATGGCATTGCTGAATGATGCCGTGAAAAGTGGGAATCTGCTCTCAAATCGCTTGAAAGGTGTTTTTATTGGCAAGAGTGATATCCCTGCTGCTAACAAGAAAGTGACTCTCAAAGAGTTTAAGACTTGGATAGCAAAGGCAGAAGAGATTATGCCAAAACAATTCTACGCTCTAACCTATCTTACCATTTTTGGATTGAGAAGAGGAGAAGTCTTTGGATTGCGTCCAATGGACATCACTCAGAACGACAGCGGACGGGCTATACTGCATCTTAGGGACAGCCGAAGCAACCAGACCTTGAAAGGAAAAGGAGGGCTTAAAACGAAGGATTCAGAGCGATATGTCTGCCTTGATGATATCGGAACAGACCTTATCTATTATCTGATAGCTGAAGCTTCTAAAATTAAGCGAAAGTTAGGGATTATCAAGGAACAGCACAAGGATTATATAACTATCAACGAGAAAGGTGGTCTCATCAATCCAAACCAGCTAAATAGAAACTTCAATCTAGTGAATGAAGCAACAGGATTGCATGTAACACCTCACATGATGCGCCACTTCTTCACGACTCAAAGCATTATTGCAGGGGTTCCGCTTGAACAATTAAGCCAGGCGCTGGGGCATACAAAGGTTTATATGACGGATCGTTATAACCAAGTTGAGGACGAACTTGCTGAAGCGACAACAGACCTATTTCTTAGTCATATTCGCTAAAAAGTCCCCGCCAATTCCCCGACCAAAATCCGAAAAATACCGAAAAATATCGAAAAATGATTTTTAGAATAGTCCCCAAAAGCCTGAAATAGAGCCAAAAAACTCCACCTGATTGGGTGGAGTTAAGGGAGATTATTATGAAAAAGAAAAGTTTAGGATTTTATTAAATAAAGTTAGGAGGTCTTTATTTAATAACTATATGATACAAGAC